CAGTAACTTTGTCCCATGCTTTTGATATACCGTCACTTAACCAGTTCCAAATCTTTTCCCCAAGGCCGATGATTGTTTCAATTGCAGCTTTGATAATAGCTTTATTAGTATCCCATAGCGTAACAACAAAATTCCATGCTTTTTCGAGAGGGCCAGACAACCAGCCCCAGATAGTTTTGCCAATTTTTACTATACCAGCTATGTACAGCTTTATACCGGTCTTAATAAGCTTCCAGACAAGCTTTACAGCGTTCCATGCAGTAGAAAGACCCTTACTTAACCATCCCCAGATAGTTTTGCCAATCTTAGTAATAGTTGCAATGTACACTTTGATACCCGTGACAATGAGCTTCCAGATAATCTTTATTGCGTTCCATGCAGTGCTAAGCGCACCTCCAATAAAACCCCACACCTTAGCAAAAATGTTCTTAAGAAAGTTGTATACTTTGAGTGCCGCGTCTTTAATAGCATTCCACATTTTGATAACAAAATCATGAAACTTCTTATTCTTCTTAAAAAGAAGAACAAATATTGCAACAAGAGCAACTATAGCAGTTACTAGTAGACCAACAGGGTTAGTTACAAACAGGACTCTCATAATAAAAATAAGAGATCTACCGTACTTCTGAAGAACCATAAACACTTTAACTATTTTTCTAATAGACCCGATAAGTACTCTAGCGCCTGCTCCTGTAGCTAGCCATAGTGTTCCAACTGCTAGAAAGAAACCGTGAAGCTTACTAGTGAATCCAATTATTTTTTTCACGTCTGGGTCTCGGAGAATCTTAAGCAGTATTTTTGCAGCAGAGTTTAACGTGTCAAAAAATACGTTAACGCCACCAGTCTCTGAAAGCACTGCGACAATATCAGCCACAGTAACAAGAAGATCGGCAAACGCTGGTCCACCTTTATTAAGATTAGTAAGAATCTGGCCAAACGCTGGAGCAGCAGTGCCTATTGTCTCCCAGAATTTTTTAGTATTAGGGTCGCCACCAAGTTTTATAAACTCTTTACTAAACGCACCCACAGCTTCAAGAATAGCTTTAGCGTTTTCTCCTACGTCAGAAAAGAATTTTTTAGCATTTTGAGCGTTCTTTCCACCGGTAGCTTCTTTCCAGCCAGCAGTAATACCTTTTAAGTAATCAAGAAGAATTTGACCACCGCTACCTGGACCAGTGTTAGCTTTAATAATGTTACCTATTGTGCCAAAAGTATTAGAAAATATCGTGCCAATTTCCGCAGCAATATCTCCTGCAGTGTTAAAGAAATCTGTCAAAGAACCATCAGCTTCTTTAGTACTAAGCATTGCTGCAAACTTACCTGTTTTTGCTTCAATAAAGTCAAAGAATTTTCTAGTTATAGGATCTGCTGCAACAAGAATAGATAGCGCACTGTCCCATACGTTACCAACAGTGCCACCTAATGAGTTAATAACATCCGCTGAGGTTTTAAAGACTTCTTTTAGCTTAACAAGATTCTCTGACTTTGTTATAGAATCCGCTATCTGTTGCGAGGCAGTGCCAAGCGCGGTCCCAACGTTACGTAAGCCATCTTTAAATGTAGGAAAAGCGTTATCAACAATACTTTGTATAGAAGTCTGTAGAATAGGTAGAAAACCACTAGCTGCAGCTTCTTTTAAGCTATCAAGCTGGGGCTTAAGTCCTGATAGGAATTTTGCAAACGTTTTCTGTGAATCAGTAAGACCAGCAAGAGGATCTGCAACTGATACTCCAGGAGTCTTAGAGTTTTTAACTTTTGCCTCTGCGGCTAGAGCATCCGCTTGCGCCCTGGTTCTTTCATCTGTAAGATCAAGAAGCGCTTGCTCTGCGTCAGTCTTTTTAGCCAGAGCGCTAACATACACCTGCGTACCAGCGACACCTTCTTTAGAAAGCCTGTCTTGCTCTTTTCTAAGATCGCTATTACGATCCTTAGCTTGACGCAAATTCAGATCAGCTTCTTGATAAGCAAGCATAGCTTCGCGACGTGCCCTAGAATTAGGAGGAAGATCTTGGACACGAGCTAAAGCTTCTTTAGCTTTCTCTAGCTCAATAGCAGCTTTCTTTTCACCAATAGCGGCGTCCTCAACATCAAAGTTAAGTTGCTGTATCTCTTCTTGTGCTTGATTGATTGCTTTGTTGTACTCTGTTTGAGCTAATGTTAGCTCTTTCTTTAATCCTAATTCTTTTTTATCTAGATCCTGATTCTTTCTTTGCAGATCTTGTGTTATTTTTAGAAGCTGTTGCGCCTTAGTATTAGCAGCAACGTTCGAGGCTTGGCTTTTTTTATTAAGAGCAGATACTGCTGCTCCTACGCCACCAAGAGCAAGTTTAGCTGTGATACCGCCAATAGCAACAGCGGCAAAGCCGCCACCAAGCGCTGCAAGCGCTGGGGCGGCTGAGCCGACTGCTCCGACAAGTGAAACAAGACCGCCTACAAGAGAACTAAGACTACTTGCGAGTACTCCTACAGAAGTACCTAGAACGTACCCTGCCCTTGTTAAATCATTAAACCTTTCTAAAGTCTTATCAGACTGTTTACCAATATCAGCAAAGCTTTTTCTCTGTTGTGGAGTAAAAAGATCGCGCAATGAGCCACGGCTTTTGTTAAAGCCACTAGAAAAGCTCTTACCAGCCATGGATCCAGCTCTTGACTGATTACCAAGCTCGTTAATACTTCTCTGTGCACCTGCCGTTAACGCTTTTACAACAACAAACGCTTCACCTACTACTGCCACAATGTCACCGCCTATCTATTTCTAGTGTCCTGCAGGAGCGTCTAGCACTCCTTGAAAAGGATTAACTGCCGCTGGATTAAACTGAGTAGGGGGAACGTAGCCCTTTGTCGGTTTTTTCAACGGATCGAATGGAACTACTTCTGTATCGCTAGACTCTTCTTCAATGTTGTAGTTTTGGTGCCCTTCGGCATCGTAAGAAGATCCATTGTTTATACCATACTTATACTTAACATCGTATAAGTCTCTATAAACAGCTTCGCGTACTTTTGAACGAGCCTCAGTCTGCTCCGATGAGCTAGTAGCTAAGTCGTCCTCGAAGAAATAGTGAAGAACGTCTAACATGTCGGATGCCGGCATGCTTGCAAGTCGTAGTCCATTCACTATTGCTCTTCCATTCAAATATGGCCAGAGGTCAATCCCCCACTCTAGGAGACTTCTGGCCCCTGTGTAGGGCGGTCTGTGTATTCCTCAACTAGCCAACTAGTGATATTGGCAAGAGTGTCCATAGAGACAATCTTTTCTTTATCAGTAAGAAGAGCTTGAAAACGCTCGTGACTTTCGTCTGTAAGAACGTTCATAAAGAACTTTTCAACAATAGCTGCGTTTTTAACTGGATCTTCCGTGCTAGAGTCTGCGACAAGATCAAGAAGAAGCTTTCCTTGTATAGCCGTCACGCAGATAAACTCTTCATCATAGAGCTTAAACGAAAGCGGCTGCTTCTCCCCAGCATCGCCAGATCCAAAGTCTCTGAATCTAGTAGTCATTATTTCTTCCTCCGTAGTGTGTTACTGTCGTTACTAAGACCCTGTGTCTTAGTATTTATTCTATACTACGTCTCAGAATATGAGACGAAGATTATCTTTTAGATATTTATTTGGTCTTGTTCCAGGGTGCATAACTTGTCTTGCGTATACTACACGAGAACCAGAAGTAAAACGCAAAACTTGACTAGACTTGGGCGTAATAAGATGCGGTTTAGTACCCTCGTGGTGCGCTTTAGCGTAATTTAGAGAAGAGCCAATGCGAAGCTCTTGGTGTCTGACACTTCTCGTGTGCCTCATATGTATAGAGGCTCTTAAAGCTCCAGTGTTAACTCCAACTTGAGCTTTTGCTGCTCTTTCTACTTGTCTACCTCGCCCAGCTAGCCATCTTCCAACTTGCCCATTTGGGTCGTTTAGAAAATTATCAATTACTATTTTATTAGGTACGAAATAGTACTCAGCCATTATGGAACCGACATCGTTACTTGCATAGTGGTAGTTACGAATCCACCTTCAAAGTCTGAAACTTCAGCGGTAGCTATAACTCCTAGACCAAATTCATCTGGCTCCCACTGATCAAGATGCTTAATAAGTAGCATAAACACCCAAGCGTCTACTGCCGCGATTTCTGAGCCTGCTTGTATTCTGTCTCCTGTAGGCGCTTTGCCATTCGCTCCAACTACTGGTATTTCTCTTGATAAAGATATCTTTAAAACAGCGCTTCTTGGGACCGAGCATCTCTGAGGTTGACTAGCCTGATCCCCAGGTAGACCAAGATAGACTTGAGTAAACGACACAGCAAGCTGCGCACAATCAATAGCTACGTTTCCCATAGTCCAAAATTGGCGACTAGGGAGAGGAACGTTATACTCTTCAAAAAAGCTAACAGTCTTATCAAGAACTCCGTCAAGAAGATTTTTTAAGCTTAACGCATCTGGGTTTACAGTTGATACGTCAATAATATTCACGATAGGCTCCAATTTCTAGGCATATAACTACCCTGGACAGCCAAAGAAAGTGTCTTAGAAGTCAACTGAGCGGCCTCTATATTCGTCATTCTGTACACATCCTATCGTAAACTAGCTTCCAAGGTTATATGTAGCTACTGGAGACCTTCCAAGTTGTAAACTTAGATTACCAGAGCCAATATACACGGTTTCTGTACTTGAAGGGTTTCCAACTGCTGGTCGACTTGCGTATAGATCCCATGTCCCTGGATCAAGAAAACCAACATACGCGTAAGCATCGTCGTACGTAACACTAAGCGTGAGTGTATCGCGCGTTTCATTAGTAACTGTGGCAGTTCCAGCACTTGCTCCGTACACAACATTACTAGCTACTTTGTAGTAACTAAATTTCGTTGTACTATCAATTTCTGTTATATAATAAGAACCGTTAAATGTAGAGTTTATACCAGTGATAGTTACTAGATCATCTACAACAAAACCATGAGCAACAGACGTAGTAATAGTGACGATGTTATCTGTCAACTCCTTATGTGTAACAGACCTGACCAAGTCTGCTGTAATAGAGTTAATTGAAACTGCGCCAGAACCAATTACTTTAGTATTTGTTCCATCATAATTAGAAATTTGTAACGATGGTATCCACGCTGGATTTGAGACTAAGAAGCCGGCCCCAAGATAATCTATGTTTACGTCGCGTGTTCCACCCTCGCTACCAGTTATCACCATGTCAAGATTTGAGTTACTGTTAAGCTTTAAAGGTTTAGCAATAAGACGACGAGCACGAGAAATATCAGGAGAGAATACTCTAGCTTTTGCACGAGCCTTATCTGGATTAGTAGACTTTAAGAAAAGATCAACAATATACAAACCAGTACGCATATCATCAATGAAATCTTGATTATCAAGAATAGTGTAAGAAACACCTTGTCGAGATATTGATGTTACGCGAGAAGGTAGATCACAATCATCGCCATTCCAAAGTTTAACAAACTCTGTAGCAAGAACGCGCGCAGCAGCCTTACCAGATGCTGGCGGAGGAGAACCATAACTATAGGTTACTTCAATATTACAAGGAGACCATGCAAAACCTGCTCTAGCTTGCAAAGTAGAATGATCTACAAGATAATAGTGAGAAGGCGCAACAATGCTGCCACTTCTGTTTCTTACGGAGTGAATCGCGACTACTGGTGTGCCACGAAGACGGAGACGAGTAGAAGGTGACATACCGTCTGTTGTAAGTTCAGCGTAATCGTCAAACTCGTCAAAAGGAATGTTATACATTTCTCCGCCGACAAGCTCTGGTGAATAATTACGAGTAGACCCACCAAGACGATACGCTCTAGAAGCGCATATGTAGCGCTCAGTAACTGTAACAACTCCACCATACTTGCGACCAGAGAGCGCCCATAGAATCTGAGAAGCTACCTTTACTGCGTCATAGGCATATTCATTGTCGGCATATGAGTCAAGTTCTTCTGTGTTTACCCATAGATTCGACATTCTACTTATCCTTGTCTATACTCGTCGTTAAAAACTATTCTAATAAACGAGCGGCATGCCTGTGTATACATTTACACGTTGGCATGCCGCTCGTTATCTAGTAAGTTACGAAGATGGATCGTCTACAGACGCGATAATAAAGTCTGTAGCAACGTCAGCGTTGTAAGATGCATTACCAGGTACGTTGTACGCGGTGGTAGATCCTTGAGAAGTGAAGTCAGTAACTGCACGGCTGTTTACAGCAACTACTGCTGTTCCGGAGTCCGCGCTAGACGCAATAGTTCCACTCGTTGTAGTTGCATAAGTAAACGTTGTTGCTGTTGGCACTGTAACAATAGTGTATGAACCATTAAGAGCAGTGTTAGTTAAACTTGCAACGACTACTGCATCGCCAACTGCAAATGTATGAGCTGTTGACGTAGTAAGTGTCGCAGTTGTACCCGTGCGAGCAACGTTTGAAACAGACTTTGAGATATCTGGGTGCCAGGTGTAGAAACCCTTGCGGCCTGTTGGAGCCCAGCTAGCACGCGCGTAAGAGTACGGGCGCTCTGTAGCTGTTGGGAATTCCCATCGATCATCAAGACCGGTGTTGAACTCATCATTACCAAGACCATAACCTTCGAATGTTGTAGCAAGCATACCGTTTTCAATTACGCGATCTCCTGAAAGACGAAGCTTTGCATATGGGAACACCCAGTGGAAGTAAGGAAGAGTTGCTGCCTTCTTTCCTTCAATAACTGCGTTCGACCATGTCTCAATAGCAACACCGTAACCAGCTGGGTCATCGCCAACTCCTGAAGAAGACCAACCGATTGACTTACGATTTGGTGAAGCATAAGTTCCGAGGTTCTTGCGAAGCAGTAAACCACCGGAGATGAGCTGAGTAAGCTCTGGGTCTGGCTCACAAATAGCCAATTCCATAGTAATGCGCTTTAGAGTGTCAGGAGACTTGTATGTAACACACACAATTCCACTAGCGCTCTTCTCTGTAATTTCATCGCCTTCTTCGTACTCTGGTGTGAACGAAAGACGCATGAAGCCAGATGTGGTGTAGCTATCGCCGGATCCATTTAGGAGTGTTCCCGACGCGTCAAGACGAGTAACTCGAATTGACACACCCTGAATGCTAGCTGCGTATTCTTGAGTTGCCATTGTTTTTATTCTCCTTATATTAGAAGCGACTACTTAAGTGCTTTTATGTTTTCTATTCTATGCCGTTAGATCGATCTTGATTCCGATATGTATTGAAGGATCAAAGTAAGCTACGGCTGAACGAGTTGCTTTAATCTTCATGTCGTTTGCGTTGCCAGATACGTTGTATCCCTGAGCTAGATTGTCATTTACTACTTCTGACTTGCCTAAGTGCGCGAACACCTTGCCAGTAGCGTAGATCCATTTTGTATTGTCATCACCTAGCATCTGAGCGTTAGCCACTCCTGTGGGGGCTGTTGCCGAGATATTACCGGTAGTCTTTGCAAAGGTAAATGTTGTAGAGTTAGTTACCGTTACGGTATACGTGCCAGAGAAGCTTGTAGCCCCAACCAATGCCACGATCTGAACTGACTCCCCTGTTGCAAAATAGTGAGCAGTAGAAGTTACAACAGTAGCAACGTTACTTGATACAGCAATTGTTGCTATCGCAGCGTGAGGACTATCTCCTGGGTAACCTGAGCCAATAATGACCTGGGCGCCAGATGCAGTTTGCATGTGTTGCGTATCTTTATTGTCCATAAATAATTGATTATTGCCAGTCAATAGCACAAAAGCATCGCGAGTAAGGTGAATAACACCGTGCTCTCCAGCAGGCGACATCTCTCCAGCGTACTGCTCTAGAAGAGCAAGGCCGCGGCGAGGGCTAAACTTTGCACCACTAGAAATGACTGTTACGCTAGATTTTGATAGAAAAATATTTGGAAGCCCCTGTGCTAGCGCAATTTCGCCATTCCATAATTCAGATTCAAGTGCTTTTTGAGAAACACCCTCAAGTTGCTTAATAACACGCGCAAAACGATCTTCACCTAAGATGTCAAACGTAGAACGCTGATCTTCAACTTCAATAAAAATTGGTCTAACTTCTTTGTAAAGAGCAGAGCTAGGATTGGAAGATACTACGAATGACGTACTAGAAGTTTCGTCCCAGGTGCGAACATAGTTCGGCAAAGTATCGTACATTTGTGAAAAACCGCGAGTCCATTTGTCTTCGTCACTATGATCTGCAGGAAAAGCAGGTTTGGCTACAGCAAACAGGCCGAACTCTGTTGGTTCAATGCCTGGCGCTGGAAATATTCCATTAAAAGCCATATTAGTCTCTGTTTCCTAACTTAAGATTTTGGACGTACTTACCGTTTCGGGGGTACCTGTTTCCAGGCACCCCCGTCACGATATTTATTTCTGTTGTCTTAGCTTAGTATTCAATCGCTGCAGCAGAAGCTCCACCAGTAGTATCACGGAGGGCAGCAGCCACACCGTTAACGCTAATGGTAGAAGTAATCTTAAGCGATTCAACTCCAGCGAATGCAAGACCTTCGAAGGTTTCAACGAACATCTTGTAATCGTTGGTTCCAACGAGAGTCGAGTCACGGATGATACCAAGATCAAGAGTACCGCCATCAAGGAACAAGAATGAACCTTCAGCGAATAAGTACCAGATAAATGTATCTGGGAACTCGTTCATTGCGCCAGCTGATTGAGCAGCGAATGCGGAAGTGCCTCCAGCGATATCAAGCGTGTACGTCACGTTAACATTACGTGAAGCAATGTACCCTTCGATCTCTGCATAGGCGCTCATTGATGAATCACCAGGCATTGCCAGAGTAAGGTCTGCTACCATTGCGTCTCTGATCCATGCTGGGATGATAGCGCGAAGTGGCGCATCAGCCTCAAGACGGTGACGCGCACGGTAAGCTGCAGAAGCGCGACCAAGTTGAACAAGGAAGTCGCGACCGAGACCAACAAGGGAAGTCGAAGTGACTGCCGTTGAAAGAGCACCCATACGAGTAAGAAGCTGACCTTCTGCTTCACGAGCATGTTGAATAAGGCCAAGCTCGTTGTGACGAGCGACCAATTCAGGATACGCGCGAGTAAGAAGGTTACCGAACTGGAGCTGCAAGGTGACGGCGTCAGTAGCAACGGTCGTCTCTGAAGCTGCAGTAACAGTAAGGCTTAGCTTAGATGCTGGAGACGGGGTCTCTGCTGAATCGTTTGCTGCTGTCCAGATTCCTACAGAAGCTGCATAGTCAGCCAGCACTGGAGGAGTGATGTAGCGAATACCACCACGATCTGCTTGAAAACGAGGAAGTGCATCACGAACGGGACGGGCAGTAGTGCCAATTCCGAAGATGTCGTACTTAACCTCGAAAGGTGTTTGATGTCCACCAGAAGCAACAAGTGCTTCAGGTCCGACAACTGCTTGGATCTTTGACCAGTTAGACTCTGCATCTTGTGTAAGAGTGCGTGCCTCTGGGAATTTGGTGGTAAGAGAAGCAACAATATGTTGTTCTCCGTCTCCACCATTTACACGACGAAGAGTATGAAGGCGCTTTGCCATTGCCTCTGCTACTCCACTCATGTCTGAAATTGCACTGCCTGCAGTTGTTCCAGGAATATCAGCGCCTGCCGTGATTGCCACGGTGGCCGCTGTACTCATGGAAGTTGGGCGGCGGTCTGCTGGAGCTTCAAAAGTCTCCGGCTCATTAACGGCGGCGGTCACTGGTGCCTCCTGATCTTCCTGCGCTGCTTGCGCGTTGGTGTTTTCTTGAGTTTGTGCTTCTTCTGCGGATGCTGCAATTGCCTCATCAGCAACAGCAACGACTTCTTCTACAACAACTTCTGCTTCAACTGCCGAAACGACAGCCTCAACAGCTTCTGGTGCAGCTACTTCTTGTGGTTCTTCGATTGAAAGTTCTGACGCTGTTTTCGCAGCAGTTGACGCTTCAGCCATAAGTTTTGCCTCTTCTTCTTTCTTTTTCTCTTCTTCCTCATCAAAAGGAGTTTCAGTAACTTCTTCGATAGGGTTTTCTTGAGATTCATCCACTGGGGTTTTTTCTACAGGAGCTTCAGTTGCATCTGCTGGAGAAACTTCTTCTTCAACAGGAACATCAACTGCGGGAGCTACTGCCATTGCCTCTTCAGGCTTTTCTTCGCCAGGGGCTGCTTCTTCAGGAGCGGCTTCACCTTCTGGTGTATCTTTTTTCATAGCGTCTTCACCTTTAACACGCATAGCAGCTTCTGCTGCACGAGTAGTAAGCTCTTGTGTAGCGGCCTGACGGCGCGTTACTTCACCGCGAACGGTGTCAAGCATATCGGCTAAAGACGTCATGGCGTCTACTGTTTGCGGAGTAGGATCTTCCTTTTCAACCGTCTCAAACTGGCTAATGATCTCACTCTGAAGCTCAGCGACTTGATCGTCACTTAGCTCAGTCAGTGTATCTAGCATTCCTGTAATACGGTCCACTGCTGTCCCTCCTCTGGGCCAGTCATGATGAACAAGATTATTAGTTCATCTCGCTAATCAGTCCAAGGCCGAGGGACTCATCACGCAGGGTTGCGTAGAGGCACTCCACCTGAATTGAATAATACATTACTTTTATTAAGTTAATAGTCGAAGAAGTTTACTTAACTGAGAAGAAATCTCTTGTTGAGTAAAATAGTCTCCGCCTCTCATGAAAGACTTTAGATCAACTGTTGCCTGATCTGCGTCTTTCTTGCCTATCTTGTCTTCTACACGTGTAATCATATCGTCTAGAAGATTTTTTAACGCTGGAGGAAGATCGCTATAGCGCATCTTCTCGTTTTCATTACCAAAAGAAAATGGAAGATTAGCAACAACCTTTCCAAGTTCCCTAGCAGAAGACCGAATATTCTCTATAGAATCAGGATTTAATGCATTAGCGTCTAGTCGATCAATGATTGAAATAAGTTTAGCTCCAGACGCGGCAGCTTCAACGTAGTTACCCGCGTTGTTGAGCTTCTCTGTTTTTGCTATCTGATCCATTACATCTTGAGAACCAGAAGTACCAAGATCTTGCTTAATACGCGCTAAAACTTCACGAAACTTGCCTTTTTCATCGCGCGGTTGAGTCTTAGGGGTGTATATTCCCTTATCTTGTGCCTCAACCGCTAATGCTTTTCCCAGATCATCACCGATTTCTAATGAAATAGAAGCTACACGTGAACGAAGATCTTTAATATCTTCATCTATAATTTCAGTTGATAGCGTTTTCCATTCCTCTGGAACAACATCAGATACCCCGTGCTTACGTGCCATTTTAATAATATGACGACGAACTGCAGCACGCTTGCCAGGCTTAGCTCTCCCATACGCTTGGATTGCGTCTTTAACGCCTTCAGCACTAGTAATAGGGAATGAACCATCTGGTAGAGCTTTACCTTCTCTAGCAAGTTTTTCTCGACGTGGACGTGACAGAGATGCAAACGCATCGTCGTAGCGTGGCTCGCCGTGGATTCGCTCGTACAGCGCATCAGCTTGAATTGAAAGTTCAATAGCTTTATTCTCAATAACTTCACTAAATCTAGCGCGTGCAGCGTCAGCTTTAGCTGATAATTGAGCGTTTTCTAACTGCTCAAGTTTTTCTATACGAGCAGCCAATTCTGTAACTGGATCTGACTTCATCCGCGCAAGAACGTTAGCGCCAGCTGCAACAAGTGCCATAACAGCACCAGACGCAACACGGGCACGAGCAATCGGAAATCCTGGAACGTTTACTTGACAGACTGCTACAAGTTCAAGATTACCCTTAATTGGGCGCCAGTCACCAGAAGGTGCAGACGCGCGAAGAGCACGGATTTGCTCTGGACTAGTCCCTGGACGAAGAGCGCCAGAAACCCAGATACCGTAGGAGTCTTCCCCAGCGTGTACATCAGCTATTGCGGATGCTGTATCATCGTAGTGACGAACTGCTTCGGACGCGCTAGCTTCAAGTGAAGCATGCCCACCTGCGAGAGTGAGCTGACCGACTGGGACATCGGTTCCAGCGTCTGTACGAACAACTCCCGTGTGGAAGAACGCGTACTTGCTCTTGCTACGCGGAGGCTTAGTGCCATACGACATTCCAATATGATCAACGTGCCAAGCAGCAATGTGCCCATACACGCGACCAGAATCATCAACTGTTAAAGGTGTAGCTTTCTTTAGTTCTGGGTTACTGAACCAGTCACTCGGTGGAACGACAGGAATAGATCCAGCAACCAGGCCACACGCAACGAGTGCAGAAGCCTCTACTGGATCCATTTCGTCGACGTACGTTCCGTCTGGAATCACAGTGTCCTCCTTATTCTCGTCATTGACGAGGTAGATTTGGCACTCTTGAAAAGCAGGTTTTGGTACAAGAGTAACCGCCATAACTCGTGCGTGTGATATCACGAGCTTTTCATTTTCTATTTTACCAGAGTCTTGTTCTAGTTCATTGTCCTTTTTGTTATCTTCTTCATTTGCTTCGAACTGATCAAGGTCTGCAGAGACTCCACGAATAAAACCTTCTCGTACAAGTCTTTCAGCTTCTTTACCATACGCTCCAGAATCAAAAACGCCTCTAGCGTTTCCAATTCCTTTTTCAGTGCGCTCCATTGAGTCTATTCTTCCAACAACAACTGAGCCATTGTGCCCTTCATCTGTTTTTATCTGCCACATAAGAGGCAAAGGAAGCTCACGAATTTCTATAGAACCCTTATCGAATTGTCTACCATCACCGGATTCAACACCTTCTGGTAGAACTAATGGAATAGAGAACTGGTATCCGGAGACTAAAGTGTCTTCTTCACCTGATGCTGTAAGAACTCTTCGCCTTGCACTTTGGGCCTTAGCAGAAAGAATAGAAGCATCTAAAGTCTCTCTATAAGACAGAATCCCATCAACTGCAAAAGCACTGTTATTCTTCATACCAGGATTACGACTGTCTCCTGGCCACATTCCAGTTGTTTCCTTATGTCGTAGTGAGCAGTAGCCCTTAGCGCGTGGACCCATGTATTTCTTAAGATGACGATAGCATCTTGTCCAGTCTCCTGGAGTATTCCAACGAATCTTAAGTCCGCCTTTACCTACTGTCCAGTATTTACGTAAAGTTTCAGCATTCCCGCGATTCTTGTCAGCTCCACCAGCAGCTGTCATTCCATGATCGCATTCCTGAGCCATCAGTTCATCGTCTTCTAACAGTCTAACAATGTGCTCTTCTGGTTCCCACTCATGATCATACAAATCATCATAGGTAATATAAATAGCATCTATTGGCATATCCATATCTTCTTTAGTAACCTCAGTAAATGGTTTCATTGTAAGAGGATCAAAAGGAGTCTCCATAATAAATTCTTCTACAGAGTTATTACGGGCTCTGTCACGCTTAGCATGAGTTGAAGTATAGAAACCTAGAGCGTCTTTGTGACGAAGCTGGCAGTAGCCTTTAGCTCTAGGTCCTAGATACTTAGCAAGATGGCGTACGCAACGAGACCAATCTCCCTTTGTCCCCCAACGAATCTTTGCAGCGCCTTTACCACGCGTCCAATAACGGCGTAAAGTTTCAGCATTCCCGCGATTCTTGTCAGCTCCACCAGCAGCTGTCATAACCATAACGTTTCCATTAGGTCCCCAGAGAAGCGTAAAGAACTCGCTATCTGCTTCAACAGATGCTGTAACTGGGACAATTCCATCGATTTGTTCAATTACTGATTTAAGAGTTGGTCCATCAAGAGGTATAACAGGAGGAGGAGTAGGGGAACCTAGATCACTAATAACTGTCTCATTACGAACCCAGCTTTTGTCTATTCTGCTATACGCCATAGGATCAGTAGATGTTGAACTTGCAGGCACGAGAGCAATAAGGTCAAGAACAGCGCCTGGGTCATCATTAGCTACTATCGCAAAAAATATTGGCTGAACATCGCTATTAGTAGGAGTCATTTCACGCGACTCTCCAGCTACATCAGGAACTTTATCTGCTATTTCTTCTGAAGCGTCTACAGCTGCTATTAAGCCGCTTGCACGAAGTAATGGTTGAAAGTAGACTTTGTTAGGGTAGTAGTACTGGCCATTAGAGCCTTTAACTTTCTTGTTTAAGAATTTCGACAAGAGAGGATCCTTATAAGGATCAGTTATTAGTTTAGTTCCAGTTAATTTCTCAAGTTCTTTAAGTGCGTCTGTTTTCTTAATTTCCGGCACTTGATCTTTGCCAGTAACAACTTTTAGTTTCCTGGCTTCAGGCATCTTGCCAACTTCAACCTTTTGCGGCACGGGGAGACTTTCAGTAAAACCATCGCGCATACTTTTTACGTGACCAGGAAAATCATAGAGAACTTGTGCAAGATCTTCAGGACCAAGTCTTGGCAAAGTACCAGGTATCTTAGCGTCAGGACGGTCAATAGGAGCGCGAGGCTCACCAAGAATACCTGAAACGTCTAAAGGAGTAACATTTTTTACGTCGTTAAGAGACGGAGTGTACGCGTCAGCTGGCTCAACTGCAGAACCTGGGACGCTAACTTCTGTACCAGTATTAAGACGTACACGAATAGTACCATCAACAGGATTAGTTCCAACAATCTTTCCACTACCTCTTGAAGCATCTCCACCAACAACAACGCTAGAGCCAGACTTAGCGAATCTTCCAGTCTTGTCACGAACTTGAACTTGAGCATTCTTTGCGCGTTCTTCAGGCGTATAGTTGCCATCACCTGGAGCTGCTGGAGCAGGAGAAGGCGCAGCGCCAGCTGCTGTAACAATTCTGTCAATAAATTCCATGTCAATACCAGCAGCAGCATTAAGCATCATCATAGCTTCGTCGTAATTTACATCAAACAATGATACGCGCGCATTGGGATCTTCTTGGAAACAAGCAGAAAGAAATAACGCAGACTCTGTATCGATTTCAACGTGAGTCACATCTGCAGAACCAAAATTATTATCAAGTTCTGCATCGTAGCTAGCAAGATCGTTATATACTCCTGGAAGATTATTCCAGAAACCAGCATCCCAAACAGAAACTGTAAGGTTCTCGTCTATTTTATAAAGACGATCAATGCCAGAGCCATCCATGTGCATGCGCGCAATGAACTCTGAAGAAGTATCATTAGAAAAACTATCTACGTCTGCGTCATATTTATTAGTAGCGTACACAGAATTATCTTCTATGTATGAGTTATCAGCGTACCCGTCAGCTTTTATTGCTTTATTCTTTTCACGCTCTACTATTTGTTGCGCCCATTTCCATGCGGTGTCGCCACCCCAGAGAGCCCACGCAATACGCCCATTTGACGGAAAGTTGTCCTCACCTGGGCGGTAGCCTTTCGCCTTCTTATCGACTTCATGACGAGGAAAATACTTCGCAATATGCCTAACTTTTTCGATACCAATTTGACCACCCTTAGCTAACCTGCGTGCAGTGTTGATTCCAACAGAAGTTCCACCACGGTTATGCTCATTGTGCCAAGCAAGACCGCGTTCAGCCTCACTCTGGGCACCTTTAGGTATAGTGTACATACGACCAGCAGAGGCAACAATGCTTACATCAAGAGTAGTCAACGCTGCGCGTGCTAGGTCAGTAACAGTTTCATCAACAGTAACACTAGAAAAGTCCCACGCTGCGGAAGCTAGTAATGACGACAAGCTACCCTGAGAAATAGTGACGTTACTTTCAACGTCTACAATGACCGCATCATTCTCATGAGAAAAAAGAATATGTGAACCATTCTTTCCAACTATTTCCATTTACTTATTCCCCGTCTTATCATTCGCTGGCGCTCCAGCGCTTTCTTGCGTTCCAAAAACTATAGGTCCAACGTACCCTTCTGATTCTTTACCATCAATGTAATCAACTAACCATCCATTTGGACCATTAGGATCAACGCTGCCAAGCGCAGCAAAAATAAGTTCAGTCATTCCAGGAGCATCTACTTCTGCGTCAGGGTCACCATTTGAAAGCTGGTCTGCTAGATCAGGATAGTCAATAAGTACTTGATACATATCATCGTACCGTGAAGCAACAACAGCACTCATAGCAGCGCCATTGCTTTCTTGCATAGATCTTTCCATTGCAAGCTTTTCACTTTTTATTGCTATCTTTTTACTGCTTTCTTCTATTGACTTAGAAAACATAAAGTAACCTAAACCAAACGTAGCAATGCGTAGATAATCGTCAACAGTCAGACTACTTTTATCTGAGGTAACACGCGAAAGAATCTCTTCTACTCTACGAGAAGAATCAAACATTGGCTTCTTGTCATCAAGGAAAACATAGCTAAAACCAGAATCATCTGCCATGACAGAAAACACATGCATATCGTTATTGCTAGTGTCGTAAGCTCTTATAACCTTTATCATTGCGTATTGTCTCCTTAGCGCCAGAATCGATTATTTAACATTGAGAGAAACTCTTCATGGTAACTGCCATTTACTTTAAGCATTTCATCTAGACGATTGTTAATTACGTCTCTAAAAGCGTTAATACTTCCCCATTTAGCGATAATTCTATCAAGCTCTGGTCCTGTAGGGAACTTCTCTTCTTTCATTAAACTTTCTCTTAGACTATCAGCTTCATTTCTAAACATAGCTAGAAGCTCATCTTCTTTTAATCTACGAGTAAGCGCTGGCATTGTCATTGTATAAATGGTTTCTCCTTGACCTGTAAGAAGACGTGTTATGTGAATAGTGTCTGCATTCATCGTATTTAACATAGCAATAGCGTGATCAATAGGAAGAATATGGACCTTACTTGGATCAGTACCATCTAGAGCTAAAAGAACGTTACCATTATGGCGATCTGCATTTGATAGAAGAAGATCTAACAAAACCATTCTAATGGCTTCTTCAGGAGAACTAAGCTTATCAATAAGAGTATCACTATTTACGCTAACTACGCTTCCGTCTGAAGCAACTAGATCATTTAGTTCCTCAAAAACTGAAGAAGCTAGCACTGGCTTCTCAATCAAAGGACCAACACTTCCTGCCATTTGCATAATTACAATGTCGCTATTATTACTATTTTGGCGAGTCTCGTACGCTCCAATCATGCCAAGACCATTAACTAAAACACCAGCGGATGCTTCTATAGCAACTGCGTCTAATCCGTAATGACTTGCTCCCTCATCAAATTTTACGTAAAAAATCTGTCCAGAAGCATCATGCACTGCCTTGTACGTCATGTTCTGACCCGACTCCGCGTAGCTTAATGGCCTAATAGTAAAGCCACTAACAGCGTCATCTTGAATATCCTCAGGAGAAGCTTCTGACAAAACGTTTCCAACTCCGAAGTCATTAGAGCCAAGACTAGGATTATCAGCGCGGTACTCTTCTCTTAACACGTTTCGTAATTTAATAACATCTTCAAAAGGCATAACTCTACTACTATCGAGTAACTGTTTAGCAGTATAGTTATTAAGAGCATTCTTAGCTGCTGGAGACAAAGCTGCTAGGGATCTATTATTTTGAAGTACGTCACGTATTTCTGCAAGATAAGGACGAAGAGCTTCATTGTTATCAAAGAAGTCGTTACTATTCATTTTCATAACAAGTTCTCTGCTTACATTTGCCTTATTTACTTTATTTTCTACTCTGTCACGAGCACGACGCATTTGATCATAGTTAGCGGCCTGCACTTGCTCTACAGCAGCCGGGTCTAAGCGCTTTACACCGTTCCAACTGTTGTCTGTCATGAACTTTTTACCTACCCATGACTTAGCGTCAGGGTACCAGCCAACAAGAGCAAATTCCATAGGAGTAGGAACCTTATTAGCATCTAGAGTACCATCAGGTCTTTCAGCTTCTTTAATTCGCGAGATTAGATTATCAAGGTGCGCAAGAACTTGAGGATTTGATTCCATATTGCGCATACGACCTATTTTACGTAATAAACTAGTACTAAATAGTTCAGATGAGTCCCAGTTAAATCCGTTAAGAGCCCAGACAAACGCTCCCTCAAAGTTACTCCCGCCAGCAGCCATAACGTGAATCTCTTTCACGCCATTAGCGATATACCAGTCTTCCATGTACCTGTTGTACGAGAATGCAAAGCCAGACTTCTTGTTTGCTGTGTTCATTCTCATGTAAGAGTTCTTAACTTGCCACTCGAAAGAAGTAGTACCATCGAGGTTATACACTTTTTTCCCAACAATATTTCTTTCTACTGTTCCTGCCTTGACTCCGTTTTTATCATTAATATCTATTGAAATTGAAATGAGTACCTTAGCAGTACCGTTTTCTATTTCTTCAGGAGTGCCATTAACATGAGTGCTAAGAGCAGTCTTCTTTAAAGTGTAGCCCTTTCCAAATGAAACACCATCACGTACGCCAAAAGCGTCTGCAATAAGCGTATCGACAAGCTCTTTAGTTTTTTTATTGTTATCAACAAGATCTTGTAATTGCTCTGGAGAAAGACTATCGTTTCTTCTACCATTTGCGTACTCTTCGTTAGCAGTGTACTGATCTAGAATTGCTTTCTTTACACTAGCAAGTGTAGCTCTGTCAGTTCCAGCTCGTGCAATTTCAGATGCTCTGGCGCCCCATGCTTGGAAATCTTTTTGCACAGCATCAGCATTTACGTAAGGGAGCACGTCTTGTGGTGTATCTCCAAGACTAGCTACGCCAGGGACGTTTCCTTCACTAGCGACAGGCGCAGGATTGACAATAGGAGCATTCACTCTTTGAGCAATATCTGGTATGAAGCGTGGAGTTGCTGCAGGGGCAGGCATGGCTGGCACAACAGGAGCAGCGTTATCAGTAACGCGTACTTTCACTGCTGATCTAACAGCTACTTTTCCATCGTCAAAACGAATTCTTACATATGGTATTCTTTGCCCAGTTCGACTATCAATGTTTTGCACGCTTATAACTGTCCCAAGCTTACCATCAGAATTAGCTCGTACACGAGTTCCGGCTCCCATAACTCTTCCGTCTAAAGAAAGAACAGTATTATTTGGTGAGTAGCCTGGTATTTCTGGTCCAGGGTACGTTAATGCAGGAGCCGCAGGAGCCGCAGGAGCCACGACAACGTTAGGCTCAGGTTTAAGTTCAGGAGTTGGTGCAGGTTCAATGGTAGGAACTTCAGGTACAGCAGTGTCTACTGGTTTATCTGACTCTGAAAAGTCATTTGACTCTTTATTAAGCATATCAATAATATTGTTAGTGTTAACTCCTAGATACTGAAGAGCATCGCGGACAGCCTCTACAGGGACTTCGTATGTATTGAGATCATTAAACGCTAGATACGCAGCACCAGAACCATCAGTAACACTTATAAGAACTTGTTCTATAAGATCAGCTTCATTAAACATATGAGCAAGATACTCTGGATTATCAGTATAGCCATCAGCATCTAGTTTCAACTGAGAAGGTACATAGTGATTAGAATCAATAACATAGTAGTCTGGATTATTAAAATCAACTGGTATATTTTCAATTAAAGAACCAGGAAGCTTATCGTCCAAGTTGTACGCTTTGTTATCGCGCGAAACAGATACTGAAGTATCTCCGATAGGAGTAGCATCAATTATTTGACGAATCTCCGCTGTAATATCATCAACAAGTTTAGCTTCCTCTGGTGAAGGAACTCCACCTTGTGCCTCAATAAGACGATCAAGGTTGTTGTTATTACCATTTACAGAGTCGTAAATGTTCGCAATAACACGATTAGGATCCATGCCAGCTTCCCATATAGCGTTATACAACGCTCCAGCAGGTACATACTCTTCTCCAGCATTAAATTCTAAACGACCAGCGCCTGAAGGCGTACCAATACTTACTTGCGGTATATCAACGTTGTTACCGAGATCTTCAGCAGAAGGAATATCTCCAGAGTCATCTACGTTAGCGTTTAGAATTTCACTAATAGCTGAGTCAGACGAATTACCAATAAGAGCTTCACTAAACGCTGCTACTAGATCTTGAGGAGTAAACTTTGTTGCAAGACGCTTAGGGTCATCAGTGAAGTCAGTGCTTGTCTCGTCAACACGCCCGTCTGGTTCATATTCAGCAGTGCGGAGTTGAAACGCGGTTGTTGGCGCATCAAAGTTATTGAACAAGGCTGGCGCTTCTGGATTAGAAGGGCTAGGTGTCTTAGGTGGAGTTCCACCTGATGGAGGAGTTGGTGGCTCGCCTGGGCCGTCGCCGGTGACAGGAGAATCCAGGTTAGCATTTAACTCAGAGAAGTCAGTATAAAGCTTATAAGTCCCGTCAGGTAGTTTTGTAAAGTTGTCTTTATTTCCAAAGTCGTCAAACCCAGATTTATCTTTAAAGTCTTGTAGCTCGTTGCCCGGGATATTAAGAATCATGTAAGAGTTACGGCCCTCACGGGTCGTCCCTATAAGATCAATATTGCCTTCAGCAAATCTTTCATCAAGGAATTTTTGAGCTACAGACATGTCAAACGGTTGGTTGCTATCTGGACCTGATGGAGGAGTTGGTGGCTCGCCTGGGGCGTTGCTCTTGCCAAGCGTGCGTCCATACTCTGCCTCTAGGCGGCGAACTTCCAGGCGAGTAAGACCAAGATCCTTTGCTACCTTATCAAGTGAGTCTCCAGTTGCGATGCGACGTTCATAGATGTCCTTGCCTAGCTTACGCTCTGCTGTTTTCCGCTGTGCAGGAGTTGAAGTTGGTTTCTTTCCATCTATCATCTCATCTACATGTTTTTTAATGTCATCCCACTTTTTCTTATTTGCTTCATCGATTACCGAAGGATGTTTATCTTCATTTCCACCAAATCGTTCATCTTTCTTACCAAAATCAGTAATAGGAGTAAAATCAATAGGATTATTTTTTGTAACTCCACTATTAAGATACTCTACAAAACTAGGTATATCTTTCTCGATCGCTTGCCATGAATCATACTGTTTAGGGCTGCCATCACTACCAGGATTCCAGGTACTTCTATTACCAAAAATAAACTTACCGTCACTAATTTCATTAGCAATAATAGGATACTTGTTACTATCACTACCAATAAAACGCACCCAGCCAGTAACACCTGAACGCTCACCAGCCTGCGCGACCCACTCTGAAGGCACTGCGTTACCTTGACTATCTACTCCCCTACGTGCTTGATCAAGATCTTGGTCGATACGCACGTTCTCCGGTAGATGATACTCTACAGCAAGCTTACGAGCCTGCTCCATAAGATACTTAGACTCGATACGCGCACGAACGTCTGGGTTAAACCTATCAAGAGCAGGGTTAATACCCTTAAGAGGTAATTTAAGAGAATTAATTTTCTCTATTGCCTTATCAAAACTCGGTTCATCCTTAGTAAGAATATCATTAATCTGACTCCAGTTACTGCTACTACCAATACTATTATCAAGACGATTACCATTACTATCAAGACGATACGCGGTAAGAGAACCATCACTATTTCTAACAACACCATAGTTATCATCTGAAGAGAAAGAACCATCGCTATTCTTACTCCACCCAAGTGGTGCTTCGCGACGAGTACCAAGCATATCATCTATATTAGGTATATCTTGACTAAACTCGTCAACAAAAGACTCAGTACTTTGATCCCATAACTTTAATTTTCTTAACTCTTTACCAGGGATACGAGCCTTAAACGTTTCAGCATTACGACTACCAACTACGTACAATCCGTCAGGTAAACGAGCGTCACCAGAAACTTGAACAAGACCGGTATCAGTAGACATTTCACCGACGCGCCGGCCACCCATCCAAACACGAGTATTGCCACCAGCGCCAACGTAGACTCCGTTAACGACGTGAATACTACCATCTTTAAGTCTTATACTGAAATTAACACCGCGACCCATTTCAACCCATCGACCATAGCGATCACGCCATTGAAGAGCAACACGAGCACGACGCGCAGCAGAAGAGTTACCATCACCAAACGAAGCAACCAACGCTTCCAAAACAAAATCAGACTTAAGATGCAAAGGAACAAGTGAAGCTTTCACTACGCTAAGACGAGCAAACGCATGTTTACGCTCAAGAGAATCAACTGGAAGAGAAAACGCAGTAGCAACAAGAGAACGAACCGAATCATCAATTTTAGGATCAGCAGAAAGCCACTCTGCATTCTTAGTAAGAATAACACTATCAGACGCAAAAACATTAAGAGAAGAAAACGGGTGACCCTGCGGCAAAAGATCGGAATGCTTAATACTTCCACCAGCAGTAATTCCATAAGACGATAAAGAAATAAACTTATTTACTTCACGCAAAACCCCGTACTCACGAGAAGCTTTACTAAGAGAAGAAAGCTCAGCAGACGCGCGATCCATAACAATCAACGCAGAACGAGGAGTAATACGACGCTCTTCTGGAAGACTAGCATTTGACTCTTCAACAAGCTTAATAACCTGTTGACGAAGAGAAAGAGTAGACCCCTTAACTTTACTCACAGCAGCTACACGGTTCTGTGACCGCGAAATCATCTCATTTAATGGTGAATCCATTACGCGTTCCTTGCTTTAGATTTTCTTGGAAGAAGATCAGCGTCTTGGCTGTTATACAACTTGGTAGCAAGCTCATACGCTCTTTGAAAAGGTACATCCCCGTCACGAACACCGCGTAACCATGCACCACGAAGGGCAGGGATCACTTCGTAGCCAAGACCAGAATACTCCGCCATAGAAAACATTGCATGCTCAGGTGAACCATACTCGTCTGCGCTCTTAAGCGCAATCTCTAAAAGTTCATGTTGAATAACAGCTGCTTCACCTCGAGATGATTTAGGGTGAACTTTAGGAAGCAAATCATTGTCTTGCTTATAATTAGGATTCGCTGGAGAACCACTGCGAAGTAGCGTAAGAAAAGCATTAACGCGAGCCATAGCCCAACCGTCACGCGTCATACCTGGTCGGTGACTAGACGAGAACGCTCCAGCACCACGACGATACACTGCCTTTAACATTGGAAGTGTAGCCTTACGTCCAGACTTAGCTTTTTCATTGTGCGCTTCTACTTTATTTCGAAGCGCTGCTTCTACTTTGTCAGAAAAAACGATCTTCTTAGAACCAGCTGCAGATCCTGGCTTGTTTTTCTTTGAACCATGAATACGATCTTTCTTTGGAGCAGGCTTTGAACTCGCAGCCGTAATAGGTCCGCCGACTGCCCACGCATTACATGTACGAGATGCGGCGCACTTAAAGTCTAGCGCTTCACAGTACCCGAGCTCTGCTTGGTCAATCGCTGCGTCAGCGTCTACCTGGCTAGAGTCACCTTGCTGTAATCCAGAAGAGATACAGTCAAGCATCTTTGGCGTACGAATAAAGAAAACGCAGTTTCCGCAGCGACTTGTCTTTGCTTCATCTGCGGTTGTCTTCCACTTATCAGCTTTTTCTTGCCAAAATTCTTCATTAGGTTCTTTTGGATTCAACGGGCCGTAGCCAACGTTGTCAATTGCGTTTTGGCGATTCTTTAAATTGATTTGAATATCCTGCGTTGCAACAGGGCATGCATCGTCTCCACTTGCAGCAACGACAACTTCACCGTCGTCTGCTCCTTCAACGTTAACAACACCGTCAGGGATAACCGCAAAACGGCACTTGCCGTCATCTTCAATTGTCTGTGCAATAATCTTACATACACCAGGACCTTCATACAAAACGCAATTGATGCACTTAACACCAATTTCTTTGTATTCGTTTTCTGCAGCAGGAGTATAGCCTGCCCAAATACCCGTCTCGTCCTCGTTAAACTTTCCATACTTATCTGCGATCTCTAACAAGGCTGCAGCGAGGTCCTGCTCTTCTGCAACAATAATACCAGCAGACGTTAACGCCTCTTCTTGGCTTTCCTTAAACTCTAAGTACTTATCACTATTTTCAGCACTAGCCATTACGCGTAGACACTGAACGCAAGAGCAACCTTCACCGCAGAGACAGTAACCACCAGCACTACCGGGACACACACACTCAGTTGGTCCGCATAAAGGGCAACCGTTGTGATCGTTCATAAGCTGCTCAACTGCAGGAACGACAGTTCCTGCTTCTAAAAGTTGAACAGCGTCAGATTTTCCCAAGCTATCCGCCTGAGTTGGCGTCATGTACGCGCCAAGCTGCCAGCGCCATTTTTGGTGCATGTCAATTCTTTCAGCAATGAAATTCGCAATACCTTGCTCGTTAAGATCATTAGCTACAGTGAAACAATTACTCAAAGAAACTAGAATAACATTATTAGAAACGTACAGATCCTGTACCATAAGCATTGCGTCACTGCCAACTTCAACATCAACAATCTGACTTAGACTAGCAAACTCTTCAATACGCGATGGCGCTACTGCGTTAAGTTTACGCATGTTCTCTGCAAGAGGATCAATCGACGAGTAAACATCTTCGTAAATTTCTTGAAAGAAGTCATGAAACTGACCAAAGTCATATCCTACAACGTTCCAGTGATACCCGTGCGCTTTAAAGTAAAGAACAACAGCATCACCTAGCGTCTCTGCAAGACACTCTACTAGCTCTGGTTTTTCAAATTGCATATTCGGATTCACCGCCTATGCTCCTTCCTGTATTGGTGACTGTGGATTCATAGCCTGAGATAGAATTTGATCAATTTCTGGTGGAATAGGAGCGGCAGACTCAGCCTGTTGGGCCTCACGAACCTTTAACATAAGATCAGGAGCGATAGCACCTAATATAGCTTGAGTTAGATCAGGCGAAACTGAGCCACGCTCGATAAACATACGAATAGCGATTTCCTTCGCGTCAGGAGCATCAGCAGAAGAGAAACCATGAGCACGTCGCCACGTCTCATAAGAAACAGCCATTCGATCAAAACCTGAATCAGCGTCTGCTGCACGATCATTACGTGTCGCAACCTGAGAAGGATCATACCAAATAACAAGACGCTTAACATCTTCTTCTTGAAAACCTGAAGCAATCAACGCAGGGCGAAGATAAACAACAGTCAAAGCATCAGCAATCAACAACATCATTGGTTCAATGTGTGCCTTATATAAAGCCTCGTCAATTTGAAGAGCATTCGAATACTTAACATTAGCTAAACCAGTAACAACATCCTTAGGAACATCGAGCCCTTGAAGGATACGTTCAAGCACACGATCAGCACGCTCGGCAAGTGCAGGGTCAAATGAGCGCTCAAACTTAAACTGCTTTATTTTGTCGCCAAGTTCCGCAGGGCCACGAATGATAAGAGGAACAACAGCAGAAGCCGAGTCCTCATCACGAATAGGAGTCGTCATTGCATCAATGAGTTGATCCTCAAACTCATCGGCTGCTTCCTCGGCAGTAATATCTGGATTAAGATTTGCTTCGTCATCATACGGATAATCTGGGTCAGGTGATGCTGCAACCGCGAGACCATCTGGTAAATAAAGTGCGCCAGCGTTGAGACGTGAACGAGCAGTAGCACGGAATGTACGATTTAAGAGAAGCAGCTCAGCACAAAGATCAAGAAGACCGCGCAAGCTCGAATCAGACTCTTCAGAGTAGCGTGGGTGAGCTCTCCAGATACGACCAACGAACGCGTTAGATGGAAGAGGAATACCTGAAATCTTAGCAGAACCAGTACCTGAACTTTCACGGCGAGGAACAATAATGTACTTGTTACGCGCGTCTAACTGAAGTTCATCAGTTGAACGAATGTCCCAGGATTCTGGGAGCTTTGAACCTAAACGCTCAGGAAATTGTACAAGATAGCATTCACCAGTAACACTTAAATTCAATGCAGCGTCGCGGAGAAGTCCTGCCTGTCCGCCATAAGCAGAATCGAGTCGCGCCAGAACGCGCTCTGCTGCAGAGGCAAGACGATCGTCAACGACGTCGCTGCTTCTTACAGGAACAGGGCTTTCCGCAGGATTATCAATAGAAGCAGCGTATAAACGGATACGCGAAACAACTGAGGCAACAAGATTAAACGCGTACTTTACTTCACCAATGGCGTCATAGTACTCCCAAGCTTCAGCCTGCCAGTCAGCATTTCCACCAGCATGACGCTGCTTAAACTTCTCTACTTCACCTTTATCATTAATAGCCATTTGAACTGCAGCAGCAGTAATAGACCGTGGCGCGGAGTAGGGTGCAGCTTGGGCATAATTATTCTCTGAATAAGTAACAGTAGCGGAAGAAGTATTATTTTGCTTCGGACGAGAAGACGATGGACGGGCAGGGCGACGTGAACTCGATGGTTCATTTCGCTTACTAAAAAGAGCCACGTAATCTCCTCGTCATTCTAACGGAACGTTTAATCATTACTGATCCAAACGTGCAGTTATCAACCCAGCTATTGCGGATAAGCTAAATATACACCCTACTAGGAATGTGATACTTGGAAAAATGATGTATAAAACGGTAACAGGGAGCGAAATCCACATAGAAACGCACCAAGGGCACGTAAAGAAATACCCTATATAACTGTCACCAGGTGAATAACGTGCCCACACCGCGTCACGGAGCGTTGAGAACAGTTGATCAATGACGATCATCCGCGTAAGACGATACACTAACAGGCATAGGACAATGAAATGAAGAAACGGCATTGATGCTAGATTATTAAGGTATGTGTCTATTTTCATTCTGTAGGATCCTTCGCTGAGTCCATCATTCGGTACGGGCTCCAGGAACGTAGTCTGCTTCCGCAGTTACACCCTTGAACGTACTTGAACGATATTATTTTCCCGGAACGAGTCTTCGCCTGGGAATCATCGCTTTTATTACCAGACCATTTAAGGTCGTCTAACCTTTCATTAAAAATAACCCTAGGACCAGAATGGTGATCCGCGGCAACCGTGAGAACATAGGATTCATCATCCTGCATAACAACAAGTCGAACCCTCTCCAAATACTTACCACCCTGGGGAGGCGAAGTCGTCACCGCGAGTGATGTAAAGTCTTCGACGACACCCGGAGGAACAACAACAATAGATGCAGGAAAAATGTCAATAAAGGCTTTCATAGAGATGCCTTATCTACGCGACGTTTCATCGCGCGGTAGGTGACGCCTGACGCGCGGGCAAGCTCAGACACTGAAACTCCTGAAGAGTATAACGCACCCGCCAGGTACGTAAGCTCCTCATTAGCCATACGAGAGGAACTATTTGGACGTGTACGAGCACGATACCTACGTGCTAGCGGTGACAGTCGCGCGATACGCAATTGATCATCTAGAGATATACCAGGTGAAGGCGGCCTTTTTCTATTTGATCGTTTCTTTTTTTCCGGGGGCTTTGGCACGTTACCCAACGCGGTGACAGACTCAGGCAAGGGTTTAACTACCCAGGAACGTATCGTGGATCTACGTCGCGGTGAAGAAAACGCATCGGCGATCGATTGCAGCGACCATCCTGCCTCTGAAAGTTCTTGAACTCTGCGCCAAAGTTTTTCCTTCTCGAGCGAGGCGAGAAGATCTTTCTCCTTTTGCGGGAGACTCGGTGCTTTAGCCATGTGAATACTGTATCATCTTCGGAGACGTTTATGTACAAACTGCGGCGATAAGATGATGTACAAATCGACGAAGCAGTACCTTAAGGTTAAATGGCTTGGAGGCGAGAATGGGCAATCGTTATATTGGACAAACCGTTAAAACGTCTCGAGTTATTTTTTCAATGTAAAAAGTTTTTGTAAACTTTACGAGTAATAAATAAAAAATAAAAATAAGTTTGTGTATGTACGTGGAGTAACCAACAAGTATTAGATATATGTGTAGATTAGGTAGATCTATTACTATTAGGATCAAGTATACCTAAGCATTGAATGTTTAATCTTTATCTATATAAGTAATAGATTACTTACTTTAGTATCTATGATTTAATTTTCTATAGATCAATAGAAGTTATACTTGCTATTTATATTTTCTTTTTGTGAGCTATTTATATTTTCTTTTTGTGAGCTTGTGTGTATGTTACTGACGAGTAACCTAGTCTCTTCTGTGTAGACGTGTTAAGCACAGGGCGCGTGCGTGTATACATTAGTAGCATTAGGTACATGCTATATAATAGATCTAGTGTAGTGTATTAGTACACTTATGTAGACAGATCATTTGGAATAACTATAAATAAAAAAGTAAAAACCCTAGAGGCATATGCTACCCTAGGGCTTTTACTTAAGAGAAGATATTAAGTTATTGAGTTATACAACGATGTTAACGTGTGGATCTCCAGTGAAGATCAGTGTGAATGTTTCTTCATCGAGTAGACCAGTGGCTGTTAAGCCTTTGCTATTTTGAAACTTCTCTACAGCAAGCTTTGTTAGCTCACCGTACCATCCATCCTTGTCAGCGTCAGCGTCATTGAAGCCTAGCTCCGTAAGGCGACGTTGTAGGTGATGAACTGAAAGAGACTTACGTGTTGCCTTGTTCATGTACACACAGTTAGCAAGGTGCACCTCGTCTTGGTCTAAGCCAGCTACCGCAACGTTGGGACGATACTTGTCTGCGCGTACGTGTTCCTTTACTGAAGCTGATTCCTCCACCACTGGGGCAGGTTCCTCAACGTGTACAGGAGTTTCTGGCTGAGCAGGCACCTCTTCGACTACTGCTTCTGTAGGTACCGTATGTTCTTGATTCTCTGCAGGTTGATCTTCGTGTTCTTGATTCATATGGATATCTTATTCCTATCCTTTTGGCTTTGACTTGGTAGATGGGAACTTGTCATACCAGACTGTTACCGCAGGCTCGCTAGCAGTCCCATCATAGGCGTTAGGGCCTAGACCCCACGAACCCCAGTCTGTTCCCTTACTAGTCATATAGTATGCTGCTTGAGTATTGGTGACTGGGTCTAGCAACTCCGCATTGCTATTAATGTTAAACTTATCTCTACGGTCAGAGCCTAAGACTCCTAACATGTTTATCTGAAATAACCCATAAGAGTTATCGCCAGTTCCAATGTTATCGAAGTGTGATGTAGGGTGCCCATGTGATTCCCGCATTACGACAGCCCATGCTGTTTTTAGTGAGCTACCCTTAAATCCAACGCTACTTAGTAGGTCTATAAGCTCTTCGCTTGTTAAATCAGTAGCGCCTCTGTACTTATCTAAAGGGTCTACTGGTGTTGCTTCAGCGCTTGTCACTGGCGCCGCATTTGGTTTTGGCGCATCCATTGGTGCTGCTTGGCTGCGTGCTACTGATGCTGCTGATATACCAATGACTAGTGCAGTGGTATAGGCTACGGTCGACACTGCTAGTTCACGTAATGTGAGCAATGCTAGTTCGCCTCCTTAGGTCGGGGATGGGACAACCTAGCTAACTGCAGCTAGGCTTCTTGCTACCGCTATGCTCCTCAGATTTTCATCTGTCCTCTACCGCTTGCATAGGGCCGGGGATAAGAAGGGATAACATCGTTAGTCCTTCCGTCTCTCCGTAGTGGCTGTTTGCCTGTGATAATAATATCACATGAGGCTAATAGAAAGTTAACTGAGCTGGTGATTTCAGCTAAGTTGAATACGTCTAGTTCGTTCTTCGATTAGTTTGGCTAGCTCTAGAACAGCTCTTTGTCTGTCTTCTTCGTTTCGTACTATAAATACTGCATCGTATTTTTTAATATTTCCACACCCGCAGGTGCACAAGTGCATGGCCTCTGGAGCTTCCCCTTGTGAGGAAGCATCCAGAGATTGCTCTAGTACTATATTGTCTGTGCTAGGCATGCCATTGCAATTGCGCTTAGTCCTAACGAAAGCACGAGTGTGCTTTTGTCTGGAGATACTATTGCTACAGTCACCGCAAGTAGTGATAACCCAGCCGAGATAACAGCAGGCCAAATTAGATCACGAATCATTATGCGAAGGTTTTGTAGCATTACTTAGTCTTACGGGTCTTTCCCTTAAGACGATCTGATGTGTTGCGAATTTCAGTACCAGACTCAGAAATAAGCTTGCGAGCCTTACCGTACGTGATTCCAAGATCTTGTGCGACTTCAACCACGGACTTACCTGAGGTGTAGAGTTCTGCTGCTTGTGTTGGTGATACTGTTGACATTGTGGTTCCTTTCTTCATTTCTTCGTTGTTGCACTCTGTGTTAAGCAAAGTACGTGACTGTGCAATTAAGTCACGCGCTTCATCGAGTAGCATTTGACTACTCAAGATTTCTTTTCTTTCTTTGGCGCTTTCTTACCGTGTACGTTGCAGAGAGATCTTCCTTCCCACGCGGAACGTGGTTTAACGTTATTGTCGCAGTCTGACCCGTAACCTGCAGCAGCACACTGAACTCTTTCTTTTTTAATAAGCTCAGTTATTAAAGAAGTTATTGATCTCTTTACTACGCTGTTGTTTATTTTGAATCCATTTTCCGCGTGACATGTTAAGCACAGGTACTCGTTACGGCGATGGTCTGGGTCACGTACAGAGTACGGTGAATCGCACTTGTCACAGTGCTGAATGTAATTGCGTGTGCTAACTATCTTGCGATAATCGTTTGCGCACACAAGTACATCATCTATTTCATAGACAAGTACGTTTGTGTCACTGCACGAAGAGCAGGTTCCATACACATATACCTGTTCGCGTTGAACAGTTCCTTTTGTCATTGCTCCTCCGTATTTGTCATTATGTATACTATAATCCTTTATGCCTTGGTTTGTACATTTTTGGTTAATTATTTTTTGGACGTACTACTCCTAGAAGTGCTTGTTCTTTTGTGGCTGATGCCATATTGAACTGTCTTTCAGCAAGCTCATTGAAGGTAGATATGATAAGTACGGAAGGTACGCCTAATGCGGCTATTCCTGCCAAAGATATGAAAAGGGTAAGTAGTCTGATGTCTAACGCAAATATTCCTGTCATTGCTATGCACCAGAAACCGAATAGTACTTTAATAGATAGTGCTAGTCTTCGATACATGAATCCTCGTCTGCGGTATTCCTTTGCTGAGATTGACATGTTACTCCTTACACTCGTATTCTGCTCTTGATACTGTTACTCCTTCAGATACTCCAGGCACCCAAGTAATGACTGCCCACTTGTCTGTGCGCCATCCGCAATCATCGTCATACCACGTTGATCGTATGATATTCGAATCGCAGTGAAAACATGAAGAGTACAAGTCATGATCCATTGGGCTTTTGCCATAAGTAATTTCTGTTGGACTATGGGACGTCACGCGTTGCCTTTTGCTATCGCACTTGTTAGGCAACCACATTCTTCGTAAGGATTGAACCCGCAGAACTGACAGTCCATTTTTTCATCGTGAGCTATGCAGTAATACGTGAATTGACTTTGATCACAGCACATAAAAGTTGGTTCGTGAACTCGGTAAAACTCAGTCTGATCAACAAATGTTTCGTCGGATTCTTCGGCTGGTTGCGCCACAATTAAACTACTGGCTCCGCAATCGCATTGTCCACAATTACAATGAGGCGTGCCATCAATCGCTTCACAAACATCGCATTTGTTCGTGGTTTCGTTCTTGTTATCATTATCGTGATAGGCATGCCAGTAGTACATCTCATCCGAATTCACATCGATCGAATAAGAATTAACCGGCTCCTTACATACGGCGCACTTAGTGTCGTACATAATCTGTCCTTTCGTCTTTGTAAGTTAATTATATCAGGTACATCAGGAAAATATACTATCTAACCTTAAATGTTTTTCCACCTCTAAAACTAGGCATTTTCCTTTGAGCTGGGGACTTTGCTGTGATTCGACCCCCAACAAAACCCGCAGGAGGCTTGATCAGTAGGGCTGTGAGCGCGTGAACTAGCGCGTCCACCCTATCCGGCGACTTGCCTTCTCCAGGGATCCAAGAGGTCATTTGTGACTCGAGGTCCCCTAAATACCCAACATGGTGCACGCGACTCTGTTCGTAGGCCAATGTTATAGGCTCGGCTCTAAGAGCTTTACCGTATTTAGAATGGACCTCAAGGACGGTAACTGACGGGTCAATGGTGTTAATGGCGTTACGAACTAGTGCGCCACCTTGGTTCACTTCAGCCACTACTGGGCATCCCCACTTACGGGCCATTTGAACTACCTTGTTTGCCCATACATCAGGAGAGCCGTGAACGGTTGCGTCCTCAAGTACCCAGCTTTGCCTCTTATATAGGTCACGGTCACCAGTAGAAGCACATACGATAATTCCACATTCGTCCTTTGGGTTCTCCGCAACTGAAGGATCGACTCCTATTACACGAAGAGGAACGCCTAATGGCATGGACATTTGCCTTCCTTTTTCGATAAGCTCTATTGTCCATAACGCTCCTTCTACGTCTGAAAGCATTTCTCCAAACAGCTCTTGCGATGCGAGCCTAGTTCCTTCATACACTCCAAGTATAGCATCAAGGTAGGACTGTGAAAGGTTACCTGAGTTGTCGAGTGTTGATCCGCGTGTAACGACTACTCTCCCAGTTTTATCAGCCTCAGCTAAAAGAGAGTAAAGCAATGGAACTCGTTTTGGAGTAGTGGTAATCATTATTTTTGGGTTGCTACCAAGACGTGTGCCAACGCGAAGGTTGTCGAAGGCGGTCATACCAGCCGCATCAGGAGTTTGTCTCCAAGCAGCTACCTCGTCTCCCCAAGCATGAGTGAACTGGGGTCCACGAAGGGAGTCTGGTTCGTCAGCTGTGAAGCATGTTGCCGTATTGCCGTTGGGCCAAGTCAGTCTTCGCTTCGAGGGTTCGTACAAGGGACGCTCACTAGGTGGCGTTATGTTAATAATTCCTGATTCACCTTCAACGATAACGTCACGTACGTCAGCTGCTGTACGAGCTACTAAAGCAAAGCGGCGTTGCCCTGTTGTAGTGTGCCTAGCTTCTTCTCTAACCCATTCGGCAGCAGCTCTTGTTTTACCAGCTCCGCGACCAGCTAGGTACATCCATATAGACCATTCTCCTTTAGGAGTCTGTTGTTCCGGTCTTCCCCATACAGTCCAGTCCCATATGAGCTGTTCCATGTCGAAACCAGCCAGGATTTGGTTACGCTCTTCTTCTGGAAGAAGTGCTAGTTGCTCCATTACGCTTTTGCCCATGTGTACATAGTACATTAAAAAAGAAAAGCTAGGCGCAGAAACGCCTAGCTTTTCCCCCCTCGAAAGGTGTCTACTATCGATGGATTGGAGTACATCGAGAGACCTTAGGTATAGGAAACGAACGGGAACCTTACCTAGTATAAGTAATTATAACACATTGCGATAGATCTGCGAAACAACAGTTGCCCAAATTTTAGGAGTATGGTCAAAAGGTTGGTACCCTCCAGCGCCACCGATAAGAACTCTACCTGCAGAATACTTATTTGCGATTCTTGCTACTGCTTCAGCCGCATGCGTGTATCCTGGATAATCGAACATAAGAGTGGATAATGGGTCAGTAGCGTGCGCGTCAGCTCCTGTAGCTAGCAAGACGATGTCTGGCTTTACTTTATCAGCAAGAGCTTCTATTTCAGACATCGCTGATACAAAAGCTTTATCATCGCTAGCTGGGTCTAACGCCCAGTTGTAGACTCCTTCATCTGGTGAGTGTCCGTTTAGTCCTGTCCCTGGAAAAATAACAGAGTCATGAATACTAGCGGTAATAATGTCATAGTGATCACGCAGAATATTCTCTACGCCATCTCCATGATGGGCATCCCAGTCTACGTACATAACTTTGTATCCGCGTGCATTAAAATCAAGAGCTGCCCATGCCATGTCATTGAACACACAGAAACCAGAACTGTTTTTTCGCTGCGCATGGTGTTTTGCTCCTTGCGGATTGAAAGCTATGGTAGCTTCTCCTGAAAGAATCTTCTCAGCACATCGAACAGTACCAGCAAACATTTCTAGAGCTACTTGTCCTTTTTCTATACTGTCAGGGAACCACTCGCTACTGCAGCCATCATCAAGTACTTCAGATATGTAACTGCTACTGTGAACAAGACCAAGTCTGTCACGATCAATGACTGTAGCATTAGGAGTTAGCATTTCTACATCAAACTCGGCTGATAACATTTCTGTAGCTAGTTTTGCACGAATCGGGTTAGTAGGGTGACTGCTATCTGCGTGGCCTAACTTCCACTTTAAGTAGACATCATCGTACGCAATATGTAACTTATTCTTTTTCATTAATCTCCTTAGCAACGTCAAGAGCTAGAAGAAACGTTTCGAATTGCTCGTTACAGAGAACATGATGAGTTCTTTTTGCACGAAGAAGCGCTATAGCATCTTTAGCAGTAAATCCGGCTTGCATAAGAACAAGCGTTGCAGTTAGACCGGAACGGTTTAACCCGGCTTGACAACGAATAAGAACACGTTTACCAGATACCCAAGCGTCGTGTGCGTGATTGGCAGCGTTGATTAGCGTTGGCATGTCGATGTGAGAAATTTCTGAATCATAGAAACCATAACGAAGTTCTTCGACTAACCAGTCTGTTGGTCGTGCCCAAGCGTACAAGGTGATGACCGTATCAAAGTCATCTTTAGTTATGTTTCTATCTTGATCTAGACGTGTTCTAAATTCTAGAGTGTCGTCATCGTCTGTGCCACCGACCCATAGTCCTGGCAGAATCTCACTCCAGAGAGGGAAATCCCAATCGGAAATGTTATAGTCAGGTGCGTATGCTTCTGTGTTTGTCTCTACGTTGTTTGTCATTTTTCCTCTTTTGTCTATAGTCATTATTCGTTTTCTTCGGTACCAAACATTTCTGTCCAGCACTCTGGGTGGTACCCAGTCATTAGCTGTTCGCGCAGTGCTGCGCTTAAGTCTGGATAAGCTTCTTGAATAGCTGCGCCTAGTTGACGCGCAAGAAATCCAACTGCTGGAACCTCGACAACTCCGTTTTTGCCACACCAAGAACACGCTTGTGTTTCTATGATGTACGTCTCATCTGTTAGTGCCATGCTGCATTCCTTTCGTCATTTGTTACTTATATATCTATTATATCAGGTAGATGCAGATATAAAAACCTAAGCTTCTTGAATAAAAGTATGAACGGTTCCACCGGAGTAGATATCGTGCTTAACTGCAATTTCTACAGCGCGCCGCAGAAGCTTCTCTGCAGCTTCTGGTGTTTTACACTTAACGTAGTTTAGAGCTTCTAGTGCGCCTAACGCTAAGTCTGAACCACTTCCAGCATAGTATATGTTGCGTTCTTCTCTATCCCATGAGTAATCTTCGTATATTGGATACAGAACTCCGCATATTGAAACAATAAATTCTGAGTCATGCGAAGCTGATTCACCGTCTTCTTTCATGTCGTAGCCAGCTTCAATAAACTTTGCACGCATCTCTGGTATAAACACTTTTGTAACGAAAGAGTCTAGATCTTTTTTCTGTGCAGCTGTTGGACGTGGGGCTATCCAACCAAATTGCATAATGTTAGAACCACGACCCGAACCAGCTCCAGCGATAAGAACTCCATTGTTTTCTACAACTTTGTGTGTTGCCATTTCAAGCATACGTCCGCCTTCTCCTGAAGAACGAGAATCGCACGCGATAGCTGTCCAACCATCACCTTGAATTGCAACAAGAGTAGTCAAGATCTTCCTCCAACAAAAGTGGTACTTCCCGGGCGTTAAGGAAACTATATCCTATGCGCCCGGGTTAGTAACCCTTATACTAGGTCAAGTATCTCGATTGGTGCAGTTACAAGAGCAGACTCGACTTCTCCGTCTAAACGAGTATGCGCGAATCTTCCTTTAGGAGTTTCTAGTCGAACTACAACCTTCTTCAACTTCTTACTAACAATAGTTGCTTTTTGACCAACCATGTAACGAGTAGCGGTAAGTTCATTAAATACTACCTTTTCTCCAACATGATAATCGTTTAATGTACGAGTCTTACGTGAAGCACTCATACGTGAATCTATAGCAGCTTTTACCTTGCCTAATGAAGAATCAAAAGATCCTGCCTCAATTTGAGCAATAAGAGTCTCTACGTCCATTTCCGTTCCTTTCGTCGTTTCGTCGTTTTCTTAGTACTATTATATCATAAAGTACAGAGAAAGTAAAATGTACTATATGTCCGTTTTGTCCTAAGCTAGCTCATCGTCATCATTGAAGTCATCTTCCCATAGATCACTTCGAAGAGCGTCTTCGTACACATCACCGCGCCAGGAGTTAGACCCGAAGGAAATGTCTTCTTCTATAAGCTTATCTAGACTCAGGACGGCAGTGTGCCCTTCAGCTTCAAACATAATGACTAGTTTTACGTCAGATGTATTCGCGTCATCGATTAGTGCTACTTTGAAAGGAGCGCCTGAGATTCCATTGCGATGATGTTCTACATCAATAATTTCTATTTTATGTGGATCAATCGACATTTGCTACTCCTTTAAAGTTTGGACTATGTCTCTTACTTATTTCATGTTCAGAGATATCATATCCTTGTTTCTTTAACCACTCTTTTGCAGTCGCCTCGTTCATGAACTGACCGAGCCATTTGTTAGAGATATTATTGAATACGTTTACCAAATCGTAGAGCGCCATGATTAAACTCGATTCTTTTCTTTGATTGGCGTATAACAAGAACTTTTTCCTGCATGTTTTATATACCCGTAACGAGCAAGACGGAAACGTAGAGCTCCATGCGTTACTCCAAGTCTCTTTGCAAGACGGTACAGCGTAACTTTCTCTACCGTATGAACGTAGTTGAGAAGAGACGTGTACTCTTCTGCTTCTTTTCGATACTGAGGATGGTCGTATCGTACTTGCTGTGCAAGAGGCTGAAGCTCTAGTAAACGACTTAGCGCTTGAGATGAAGGTTCAATGTACACAGGTGAATCTTTTACTTCGACTTCCTTTGTTGGGATCTCTGGTACTGGAAATTGATTTGGCATTCCCAGGATGCTAAGTACTTTTGATGGTCTGGCCTCGGCTTGCAGTTGTCGAACTCGCTCACGAGTAAGCCCGCATGCGGAGGCAATGCTTTGTAGCGTCCATCTTTGCATACGGAGAACCGCAATGTACGCTGCACGAGTTTCTTTATCAGTTATTTCTCTAAGCTTGTCGCTAGCATTTACTGGTAGTTTTTGCTCGTGGTATACTGGTTTAATTATCTTTGCCATTTTTCTAGTTCTCCTTAGTCAATTGATAGAGGGTTACATTTTGGAAGAGCATGGGTTCTCCATTCTAGGACAATTCTTTTTAGTACTGCGGAGTACTCTGCTGGGAGAAACTCAGAAGTTTTTTGCATGATGAATACGTCTACGCCTGTCTGCGCAATAGACTCTATGCATTTTTCGTGCGTCATACCGCATTCAACACAGTCATCTCTCACTGTAAACCCACCCATCGCAGTATCTGTCTTTTGTGCGTGGATGCCAGCCAGTAGTGTTAACGTGAAGGAATCTTTTCATAAATCTATGCGCACACTTGTGGCAAAGGCTGAACTCTAAGTTTTCAGGTTTGATAAACGCTGAGTCTACATATTCACCGTATCCACCTGAAACAGTAAGTCTGAGTAGATTATGGAATGTATTAAAATTTGGGTCTACAAGTGTGACTAGACCGCATTTGTCGCATATCACGTTGTTGTCTTTTCTTGCGCTGCATCTTTGATGCGCACCATAATGTCTGACGTCATATGAGCGAGACGGTAAAATCCTCCTTCTTGGTACCAGGTTTTTTCTTTACCTAGTGCGCGAAGAACCATTCCGATTTCTTTGTCATCTAGTTCGATGTGCATGCTGCGTCCTTTCGTCGTTGGTAATACTATTATATCATAGTTTACAGTTGAATGTACTCGTTTGCCCATACTGACATACTTGATTCATAAAGATTCTTATGATGACCGCAAAAGAACAATTCACCTATAGATCCTTTGATGTGCCACATTGCTCGAGCTACTCTGCACGAGTCACATGGAATCCAAATTTCGTACTTCTTCTCATCTGCAATCTGCTCGTCTGTTTGTTCGATCACAGTAGATTCCATTCTGTACCTCCGGTCCCATAGACAATTGTACTTAGTTATTTAATGAATGATTTTTAGTTTGTCTGTGCTGCAAGAGCTTTTCTGTTTGCGCAGGGGTAACAGATCTTTTCATAATAATCCATTACGCCAAGAATGAGTGAATCTACACCAGAGTAGACTATGTTTTCCTGTGTACCGCATATAAGACACTTATTCATTTAGCTATCCTAACTGTAGTTGTGGTTTTAGGTGAGCAGTTTTGGCACTTACTCAGGTGGGAATACTTTTTATGCAGAGTAGGCTAGTTCGTAGCCTTTGTCAATCTTTTCTTGAACTTTCAAGAATGCAGCCTGACGTGCATAAGCTTCATCAAAGAAGTTTTTAACTTCTTGTTGGCGATTGGTTTTTTCAGCCATTCCCCAGCTCGTGCGAACAATTGGTCCATCTACGATTACTTCGTAGATCTTCTTGCGTCCTTTGTCTCCGCGGGCGCCATCTGACTCCTTAAGGAGACACCATTTCTTTTGCATTTTATTCCTTCCGTCGTTTTGTCGTTTTGTCACCGTTTCCGATGATAGTACTATTATATCATGTATGTGTGAATAAGTACACTACTTACTTGTAGCACTTGAGAGCATCGCCCCAGCAGTAGCCATTTCCAACCCACCATAGATGTGTGGAAACTTCCCATAGTCCGAATAGAGCGAGTGCGGCAAAGATGCCAACTACGATGCGTCCTCTTTTAGTAAGCTTCATCTTCTATCCTTCCGTCGTTGTTAGTTTAATTATATCATACTTTAGATCTAAAGTAAACAATTGAATTGAATTGAAGTGAATTGAAGACGGCAGAAGAAGACATCAGATCAATTATATCATGTTTAATTATAAAAGTAAATACGCAGTGCGCGGCGTGCAGAGCAGAGGCCGCGCAGTGCGAGTGATTAGTTAGGGAAAGTGTCGACGTCGATTTGAGTTTCGAGGTTGTACGAAAGTTCGGCGAAGTTTGTGTAGAGAGCGTAGACGTTAGTTTCGAGCGGCACGAAGGTTTCGGTGTCGTCGAATTCGTCGAAGCCGGAGTGGCCGATGAAGTGGTCAAGATGTTCGGCAGGGATGTTCAGGATTTGGTAAGCGTTGTAGCCGGCAGAGACGGTGGCAACGAGTGTGATGGGTGAGCTAGGGAAGCGTTCGGCAAGAAATTGCAGAGCGACGGCGACGCAGAACGGTTTGTTCAGGTCGACGGGCGATGTTTCATAGAAAGCAAGTTGTTGGTAGTCGTAGCAGTTTTTGTTTTGCGTGAATTCGTTTGCGTTTTGCATGAAAGGCCCCAATCGGATTTTCGTATAACGTGTTTTGTTATTAGTTTAATTATATCATGTTTAATTATAAAAGCAAATACGCGAAAGGCCCAGCGTGAGCTGGGCCAGTCGCGACAGGTTAGCGATTCGCAGAAACGAAGTCGTTGACGGTAGGATAGTGCGAGAGACAGTTGGTCATGATGGATTGGGCGGGGGCCATGTCGAGGAACGAGATTGACGGCGTAGTTTGATTTTCGCAGTCGTCGAATTCGCAGTCGAAGTCAGCAGAATCGGCGATTTCGCAGTTATAGATTTCGCCGGCTTCGGAAGCGTCGATGTCGTTAAATACGAGCGGGTCGATTTCGAGTGTCATCGAGCGGGTCGAGATTTCGGTGATTTTGATTTGGGCCATGGTGCGCTCCTTTGTCGTGTGTCGTTATTAGTTTAATTATATCATGTTAATTATGTCTTGTAAATACGAAAAGCCAGAGCGTTTTTCCGCGCCCTGGCCTCTCGCAACAACTTACTTTATTTCACCATCTTCGTAATCCGGAAAAATCTCTTCGAGACTTTGGTAGAATTTTTCAGAAGGTGAAGCGGTAAGCTTAATCATTGGCCAACCATTCGCGCCATTCGCGCCATTCGCACTTTCTAAAACCTGAACTGAAATTACTCCATCGATTCCTAGGAGATTTTCGACTGTCTGGTCTAAGATAATTATATCAGGTTAATTATAAAAAGTACAGGATAGGCGCTTTGCTTCGCGCCTACCCCGTAGCTTTTAATTAGTCTTCTAACTCGATCTCAAGCTCTTCGATTTGTGCCTGAAGGTAGCTTCCAACAAGTTCCTTAACCATTGGGCCAACAATCGACCATACAGTTTCAAGGTCGCATGATTTCATATCTTCAAGCGAGAAATCTTCAAACTGAATTCGTGTATCGAATTCATAAACTGATGCGTAGTTTTCAAACCATCCGACAATCTCGCCGGCAACTTCGTTATTCTTGTTAACCATTTGAGTCTCCAATCAACTATTAACGTAACTCGTTAATAAGATAATTATAACATGGATCTATTATAAAGTACAATACAAAATGAAAGAAGCTGGTTACATGGATTGGAGTACACATAACCAGCTTCAAATCACTGGACGAAACAGTTTGCTCACCTAGGGTCTGATTCGCGCTTCACTTTTTGCGCAATACCGCATGTCGATTTTGCTGTACGGTTTTAATCCTAACTTCCCTAAGACTATATCGCTCTGTCTCTTTCCTAAGTCAAGTTACCCTGCGGTAACCGTCAGCTTATCGGGATTAGTGTCCCCATGGGATACCCTTATGCTCCAAGACTTAGTGAGCCCATTGGTACTATTATATCATGCCCGTCAGCCTTTTGGTGTAATTTTACCCCCTCCAGGCCGCTATTTAATTTTTTATTCCCAATCTGCAATGAACACAGCCTCAAAGTCGCCTATAGGTCTCTTTAACCCGATATGCGCCATCTCCAGATATCTGGTCACGTCAGCGTGCCGACGCGCTCTAAACTTAGAGATACGTTCGCCCGTGTAGACATCTCGTATTTCCCAGACGCCCGCTGATGCGTTCTTCTTTCTAGTCGCCGACATAGATGTGAACCTCGCCCGCTCTTGCCGATGCTAGCTTTGCCGCTAGCTCTTGGAGTTGAGTGACCCATGCCTGTGACAGTGGGTGGTTGTATCCGTCATCGTCCGGTGCACCCGTAACAACAATGTTGCCCATGATGACGTCCGTCATGCCGAATGCCTTCTCCCACAGGTGCGTGCCGATGATGTTTGGTTCCATACCGTTGATGAGCTTGCCCTCTTCGTTCACCCAGATGGTGAGGTCGTCCCGCAAGTCGACAGCTTGAATGAGTCCGCCTACCGCTTCCTGGAGTTGTGCAAGGCTATCCGTCTCGAGATCTAAGATCTCTGTCGTGAAGTCTGTGTTTACTCTTATCGCAGTAATCATTTGACAACTACCTTCTTTACTCGTGCAACAGGCTTAGTCTGTTTTACTGGACTCGCAGGCGTAGCTGCAACTACTTCCTTACGTTGAATCTTTACTTGGAATCGAGAGTGAAGCATCCAACCTGTAATCGCCCAGGCTGGCGGAAAGCCACCAGTGCCAATCACTGCTGACATAACAACTAGCGCATAGAACACTATGCTATTTTTATTTACTTTCTTTTTCACCATCTGTCCTTTCGTCTATCTCTTCAATGTCTATACCATCTTGGATTTCTTCACCTATAAGCACTCGATCTTCATCATTGAATTCTCCAGAAAAGAAAAGCTCCCTAGCTTGTTCTTCACTCTCAGCGGCAACGTTTATTGAATACCACTTTTCATAAGTGTACTTGATTGTATAAGTTTTCATGCTACCTCCACCTCTGGAAACCATTTCAACATTGTTTGAAGCAAGTGATCGTAGTCGCCTGCAGTCATTTCTGCAGTGAACGTCGAAACTTCGTCACCGCGCCCAAGCTTTTCTAATTCCCTACGCCCTGCTCCAATAATAGCGAAGGCATTACCATCTGTAAGTAGAATACCCATCAGACAGTCACCATCATTGACGTGTATGAGACTTCAAGAATCTCTTCGATTTCTTTCATAACTTGTCTATCTTGCTCATCGTAGTAGTCAACTGCTAAGTACTTCACTACTATTCCAGCTTCGGCGTACTCGACAGAGACTAGCTCTATATCCTCGCTACTGAAAAAGTCAAGATCGAGTTCTGCTCTCCAATTTTCTTTGATGTAGGTAACTGCAGTGTTGATGTTGTCGTACAGATAGTCATTTACTTTTACGATGTCCGAATTGTATAGAGTCATTTGATTAGTCCCTACTATTCAAGAAGTCTTCAATGGTGCTGTGAATCGCATCGTTGATGTCAGCGCCGAGCTTATCAAGCTCTTCTTGCGTAAATTCTACTGCATCTTCTTCTTGCATATAACCCCACATGTCCTTGAGTTGATCCAAGGTCAGACTTGAGTCATAGATTACTACGTCTTCTTTGTCTTTCATTTTCTATCCTTCCGTCGTTGGTATGGTTCAATTATATCAGGCAGTGAGGAATAAGTACAGGGTGCCTCAGCAGAGGCAGACCCCGGACTTTGATGAGACTGTAAAGCATTTTCCGCAGATTACCGGAGCTAGAGGAGCAGGCTTGTTAGATTTTTTGTGGTGGGTTACTGCACCAATGTTGATAAGTCTGGTTGATATTGAGTAGTAAGAGCGCCCTAAAGCTTTTGCGATCTCTTTTATAGACTTGCCAGAAGCTTTCATAAGTTCAAGTTTACGAGTTTCAGCCAAAGTCCATTCAGAGCCTATGTTGACTGCAGTCTCTAGGCTAAAGCCTTGAGCTTCCCGCATCCATACATTTGTGTTCATTCCAGTCCTTCCGTCGTTGTTAGTACTATTATAACATAGATCTATTATAAAATACAACACCTTCCGGAATTATTTTTTGTTTTCGAACTCCCAGTAGCTTTTTGCTAACTCATAGAACATTACTGCTAGCCCTGGAGTAACTTCGTACCCGCCTTCACAGTCGCCGTTTTCAATATCATCAGCCATACCTGGGTTTTCTTCTAAGTCTTCTTGCGAAAAAATGTAACCAGTGTCCGCTAAATTGAAAATCGCACCGGAACCTTCATGCGCAACATATATAGGTTTCATTATCCCACCTGCAGTAATTCGTTACAGAGACCGCAGTAGTAGGCGTCTCCAAGAATAGAGTCTTCGTCATACACTCTGAATATGTCAGGCTTGCCGTTGTGATAGTTTTCTCTACAGGTATCACACCCGTTGATGCAGTCTCCTGCGTGTATCGTAGTCGCCATGCCGTTGTCCTTCCGTCGTTGATAGGGTGGGCAGGAGGCCGGATCCGTATCTGGAACCCCCTGCACCACTAGTTAGTACTATTATATCAGGTTTATTGGATAGTCAGGCCTTAATTCAAGAACGTATTTGGTAGAGGCGTCAAGCCGCGCATACTGGTACCCGCGGTTGCCTTTAGAGAGTCCAACGATACGCCGCTCAGTGAACTCCAGAGCCCAGCAAACGCCGCCGCTGCGTTAGACGTCCCGTCCGTTACTGCGCTAGTTCCATTAAGGGCCGTGGTCTTGTATCGACCTAGCATGAAGAAATCGATCTCAGGGCCCATGTTTGTATAGTATGAGACAGGCTGAATAACACCATAACCTTTTAATTTGTATTCTGTGTCCGTCGCTCCTACCGCCACGACTTGTGGTATACAGGCTGGGTAGTCAACAGACTTACCCGCAAGGTTACCAGTCGCTGAAACTACTTGCACGCCCTTGTTATTAAGAGAAATGATAAGATCTTGCAAAGGCTTTTCTATTTGGCAGGCTCCACCTGATGACCGACCCATAGCAATAAGAACAGCAGACACGTTTAGCCGTTCAGAGTTATCGTTGACCCAGCTAAGAGCAAGAGCTATCGCCTTAGGTGTAAACGTAGTAGCAAACCCGTTGTTAGCCATGCCAACAATTCGAACAGGCACAATCTTCACCGCAGGGTTCTTTGCAATAACTACTGACGACATCTGTGACCCGTGACTAAACACTCTGTCAGTGGTTGAAGTCGGCACAACATTTGCGGAGCCTGGCCCGGTCATCTGCGCTGTGCCATTAGGGCACTTACCATACTCGATGAAGCAGGCTTCATCAATGATGTAGCTCTTAAGGAACCCGCTGGTATCCACGCCACTATCGATAATCACTACTGATTTTTCATTGGCCGCATGAGCAGGAGCTGCGAGTAACGCTGCTGCTGTAATAAAAGCGCCGATGACTGCTAGCTTTTTGTTTTTCATTTTGTCTCTTTTCATTTTGTCATTGTTTGTTTGTAAAAGTAACTGGTGCTGACGGGACACACGTCTGACGGAAGGGATTACCGCCAGCACCAGATCTGTTAGGCAGCCAGGCGACTGCCAATCTTTGATAGAGCAGTCGCAGCAGCTCTTCCGATTTCTAGAGCAGCATCTACTGGATCTGTGATGTCGCCCATTAGAACTGCTGAAGTTCCACGAATGATATCACGCGCATAGTTCAGACGGAAGCTTTCAGTAAATGGAAGCCACAACACTGCAACTCCACTAGCGTCACACTTCTTTATCCACTCTTTTGCTGCGGCTACCTCACTCTCAACGTAGCAACCATCACTCACAACTACAAGAAGACGAGCGCCAGTTCCATTGATAAGATTCAATGCACCATCAACAGCTTTGAATGCTTTGTTAAACTTTTCAGTTCCATCAGGGGCAGAGTACACATTAACTTGATCAAGGTGCTGTCCTGGCTTGAGTGTAGGGAACACGTCGTTTCCGTAATACACCATTGCACATCTACCTTGTACGCGACGCACTGCTTCCGACATTGCCCACGCAGTGACTGCCATTGGCTGCATTGCTTTGTTCATTGAACCAGAGATATCAACGATGACACCAACGTTTAGTGTTGGATCATCAGTGTGCTTACGCACTATTCGACGCCAAGGTTCCGCGCGCAACATTGATCCTTGCGCTTTGTACGCAGCATTCTGAACCATTGCGCGTGTGCGAAGATTACCTGGAGGAAGAATGCTCTTGATCTCCTTTTCATCACGCTCACGATACTTAGCTTTTTCTAGCATTTGAGCAATCTTCACCGCTGCTGCTCGTTCCTTAGGTTCTGGATTGCGAACCTCGCGAAGAGAAGATAGCGTCTTGCACGCTGCTATCGCAGCAGTATCCATACTGAAAACGTCATCAGCAGTCTTTTTATTTTCGCGCTGATCCTTAGCTGCCTTGTCTCTGTTGGTAACTATTTCTTTCCAATCTTCTTGTTGCTCTTGATCCTGTGCATCATCGTTTACTGATATAGCAATATTCTCTGAAGCTTCTTCCATTTCATCAAGAATTTCTTTAATGATTCCTTTAACAATCCAAGGCATACATTTTTCTGGCTCTTGCTCTCCTCTTTCTTTTGCAACTTCTGAAAGAATCTTATCCCACTCTTTTGCAAGAACGTACAAGTTAGTTGGATTGCGATGATCGTCGTGCATCTGGAATCGAAGCCACACGCTACGCAGTTTGCCGTACGTCTCTTCACCCAAGAACTCTAGAACAAGCTTCTTCACCTCAATGACATCATCCTCTTCTAGCGAACCTGCATCGATGCGTGCAAGAACGAGTCCTGCAATGCTACCAATTGCCCGAGTAGTGTTTGACTCTTCTAGATGTTCATTAATTTCTGAAAGAACTATGTCCATTGCACATGCGCGAAGAAATACTCGATTTGCTGGAAAGTTTTCTACTCCAAGCTTTTCAATGCGAGTTTCTTCTAGTAACGTAAGAGACTGATACTCTGAAGGAGTAAGTTCCTCTATAGCTTTAGAAAGATCAAATCGAGAGTACCGGGCGTGTAGCGCTTCATGGAAAATTGCTCCAGACGCTCTAGGATACTCGAACTGTGTGTTGCGCAAACGAATATCGCCAATTGACTCCGGGTTCATACCTGGACCAAAAGCTACGTTAACATTGACTTCGACTTCTGCCAATTGAGGGTTAAAACACGCTGGAGTTCGTCCACCAGCTCCTGGACCAACGTACGCGACAATATCCGTACGACCTGCCCAAATATTAACAAGGTCTCCTAGTTGAGCGCCAGCTTGCAGCCACTCCCTTGGAGTAACCTCTGCCCTTGTGGCAGAGACTTTGATGTGTCCCATTCTTTGTATCCTTCCGTCAGTGTAGTAGTAGTACTATTATATCAGGTAAGTAGGGCGGGTCGGGCTCGAACCGACGACGACCGGATTATGAGTCCGGGGCTCTAACCAACTGAGCTACCGCCCTTAAAGGAGAAGACTCTAGGCACCCAACCTAGAGCCTTTCCTTTTTTGCGAAGGGGATTAGATCTTCGCGGGACGGCACTCCTCGCCATAGACTCGTGTGAGAACATCCGCAACGACGGGGCGGTCCATCTCTGGAGCAGAGGCAATTAGGTTTGCGATTGCAAACTTCGTACCGAACGATTTAGAGATGTCGCGGAACGCGAGCAGCTCACGCATTTGTGGACACCAACTACACTCGCCAGCTG